GAACGTCCAAAATGATTCCTCGGCTTCTCCTAGCCTCATCAGGCTATTCCCACCGTGGTCCTGTCAAACAAACCACCACAAATGCTTGACACCCCCATAGGGTCCCCTATTCTTGCCACCACAGGCTCGTTCTAAGCGACTTTCTCTGTCTGTGTGGTGGTATGGGTAGTTAAGGGTGGAGATAGTGTCTTAAATCGAAGAAAAATAGGTATGGGGGTTGAAATGTAGGTATACATATATTTGTACCATGAATAACAGGTTGACACGCAGGAGGGAGTCTCTGTACTCCACGCAGGAGGTTGCCAAGGAGCTTGGGGTGAGCGAGGGGGAGGTTGAGGGGCTGGAGGCTGACTTCCTTTCAAGGCTCCAGAGGGACTACCTCAAGCTGCTGAACTACGACATCGGGTTCTACCCCCACAGGAAGAAGAGGCAGAAGAAGATCGCCAACGGGGAAGTGGTAATTGATGGGAGGTGTTGAAAACTTTTGCTTTCGGCTCTTCAAATGTTCTTTCATCTCCCTTATAGTATAATATATATATACTAAGTAAGTATATACTAGGTAGGTATTTATTAAGTAGGTATAATCTTCTAGTGGTGGAAACTTTTTGAGTGGAACGCTCTGTATCCCGCGTGGCTCTAAGGAAGTAGTATGTTGATGAGTTTTGCTTTTGGAATGTGCAAACGGCTACAAGCCCCGTGGCTCTAGTGAAGTAGGCGGTTTTCGGAAAGCAAAAAAAGCAAACCAAAAGCAAAACGAAAGCAAAGTCTTTCTTCGTGGCATAAAAGAAGGGTAATCTCGCGGTTTTGCTTTTGAAATGTGCAAACGGCTGTATCCCGCGTGGCTGTAGTAAGGTACGCGTTTTTCGAAAAGCAAAAAAAGCAAAACGAAAGCAAAATAAAGCAAAATAAAGCAAAAACGCTTTACTAAGGACATTAACATAAAAAAGGGGTGGTATTACCCACCCCCATTCTATTTGTATGGAGACCGACTTATCCCTTGACTATCTCCATTGACGCAGATAGTTCACTCATCTTTCGGAAGATGGTGGCAAAGTCTGAGTCGTTCTCGCTGGCCTGCTCCTTGAGTTCTTGGATGGACTGCTCGACCTTGGCCATTCGGGCCTCTAGCTGGTCCATGAAGCTCACCAGCTTCTCTACGCTCTCTGCTAGTGGTTGGACGTAGTTTTCAATGTATGACTCGGTGATGGTCATCCGGTCGTTCATCTCGATGAGCTTGTCTTCTGTCATGGCTTGTTGTTTTCACAAAGATACAAGGAAATTAGAAGTAAAACTTTTTGAGAAGGGTGTGCGAATAAGTGAATATGGCATAGCTTTACCCGCTGAGGGTCAGAGGATTAGTGACGTAGGAGATCTACGGACGGGTTTTGCTTGTACCTCAGTAAACACCTTTGACTTCTCTTCCATTGTGGAAGACACGACTATATTTGTATCCTTTGAGGCACAGGGCTCTTGGTGGCTATACTGCAACAACTGACCAATGGACGTATACGTCGAAAGCGACAAGGTTAGAATAGTCAGCGCGGGTAACATCGTTACCGTGGCTGGAGCTGACATCCGTCGCGTATGGCAGGAGTTCCAGCCGAACATCAACTTCAATGGTGGGCTTTACACGGTGTACGTCACCGACACCAACGCCAACACCTTCCCCATCCCCCTTGACAGCGTCACCAACCAGAGGTTCTGGCCCAATAACTTCCAAGGGGCCGTGGAGGCGGTCAGGGACATCTCTGCCATCGCAGGGGTTCTGCCATTTGGTGGCATAACAGCACTTACTGGTGATGTCACCGCAGGTCCCGGCACGGGGACCCAACCCGCCACGCTGGCCAACACGTCCGTTACCCCGGGGAGCTACACGAACACCAACATCACCGTTGACTCCAAGGGCAGGGTCACCGCAGCGGCAAATGGAACGGGTGGAGGGGTTACGTCCGTGGGAGCAACTGCTCCCATTGCGTCCTCCGGTGGCGCAACTCCTGTCATTTCTCACAATAACTCTGGTGTAACCCCGGGAGCATACACAAATGCAAACATTACCGTTGACGTAAAGGGCCACATCACGCTGGCATCCAACGGAGCGGCATCCACCGGTGACGTTGTTGGTCCCGCATCGGCAACCGACAACGCCATAACTAGGTTCAACCTCACCACGGGCAAGCTGATCCAGAACAGCACAGTGCTGCTGGACGACAACGGCAAGCTGGGTCAGGTTGACGCGATAGACTTCAACACCACACCGGTCACGGCAATAGCTGCAAAGAGGTTGCAGTGGAATGACACAGAGGGTTCCTTGCAGCTTGGCCTAAAGGGCGGAAACGTCCACTCGCACATTAGCGAGGATCTGTTCTTGTACGGCTACAACAACAGCGGTAGCCCGATGACCAAGGGGCAGGTGGTGAGGGTCAACGGGTCAAGTGGCATCCGTCCAGTTATTTCGCTGGCACAGGCCGACGGAGACCCTAACAGCGCAGAGACGGTGGGCGTGGTGGCCGAGACAATTGCCAACAACGCTCAGGGGCTTGTTCAGGTGCTTGGCATTATGAACAACCTCAACACCAACTCATTCAATGATGGGGACGTGCTATACCTGTCCCCGACCGTGGCGGGTCAGTTGGTGAACACAAAGCCAGTGGCCCCCGACCACTTGGTCCGAGTGGCCTACTGCGTCAAGAAGTCAGGCGGAGCCGGTGAGATCTACATCTCCCCCTTGAACGGGTTTGAGCTGAATGAGCTACATGACGTACTCATCACCACCCCAGCGACCAAGACCTGTGGCCTGTACTGGAACACCGGGACCAGCGTATGGGAGAACCTTACGCCAGCCAATGCCAGAACGGCCCTTGACGTAAGCAAGAAGATACTACAGGTAAGCTCCCTGACGCTTACCACCGCAGGGTGGTCTCTTGTCAGCGGCTTATACGAGCAGGACTTGGCCAACGCCAACATCACCGCAGCTTCCATTGTTGATGTAATTCCAAACAACGCAGATATTGCCACGGTCATTGCCGCTGGCATCCTGCCGAGGACGGACAGCGCAGCGGGCAGCGTCAAGGTGTACTCTCAGAACCTGCCAACTGCCAACATTGGCGTGACCATTAACATCAGCAACCTATGAGCGTAGGTTCTTTTGCAGTCCCACGTATCGGCAGCCCTGCCAACGTGCTACGTGAGTATACCACAGGCGGAAGCTGGAGCAAGCCTACGGACTCGTCGTTCAAGGGCGTGTGGGTGTTCGCCGCTGGTGGTGGTGGTAGCGGTGGTGCAGGTAATTTGGTATCGTCAAACACGGCAATCGCAGGTGGTGCTGGCGGTGGTGGTGGTAGCATTGTCCGAAGATGGATACCTGCTGTGTCGCTGCTCACAACAGAGACCTACGCCATTGGCGCAGGTGCTGCTGGCGTTGCAACAGGCAACGGTGGAACTGGCGGTGCGACACTATTTGGCGCACACGCAGAAGCCAAGGGGGGCAGCGGCGGTGCAGACGGAACAACAGCGACATCGACAGCGGGCGGTGCAGGTGGCAACGCTTTGATTAACGTGCCTATTGCCAGCGGAACCAGCATCAGCGGCGGCGTGGGTGGAATCGGAAGACAGACTGGTGCTACTACTGGCACCGCTGGTATGACAACTACGGCTGGTGCAGGAGGCGGTGGTGGTGGCGGACGAAGCACCACCGTTGTGGGCAACGGAAACCAAGGCGGTGGATGTTATAACAACGGCAGTCTTACGGCTGGCGGTGCTGGCGGAATAGCCAACGGTGGCAACGGCACGGCTGGGGCTAACGACATTTATCTTGATCCTTTCCTTGGACTGGTCACAGCTACCATCGGGATGGGCACAAGTGGTGGTGGTGGTGCTGGCAATACAGGCGCATCGGCTGTAGCTGGCAATGGCGCGGCTGGTGGTCGTGCTGCTGGCGGTGGCGGCGGTGGATCTCAAAGCAATGGAGCAGGTGGCACACGCGGTGCGTCGGGTGCTGGTGGTAACGGTTTTCTCTTGGTCTATGAAGTATTTGCACAATGAACAGGGTATGCGTCATACGAGGAGGCATCGTCCACAACATTATCGTGCTGGACTTATCTGAACTCCCCACGTACATCTATCCCGGCCCATACGACCTGATGGTCCCTGACGAAGACGAAGACAGGGCCATAGGTGACCTATACGACCCATTAACCGGTGTATTCTCTAAACCATAACCAATGGCAGACCAAGTAAACCTCCGCAAGGAACACAAGAACCCCAAGGGCGGTCTATCCGCCGCCGGTCGGGCCAAGTACAACAAGGAGACGGGAAGCAACCTCAAGGCCCCCGTCAAGGGCGCACCTTCGTCCCCAGAGCAGATGCGCCGCAAGGGTTCATTCTTGGTAAGGATGGGCTCCGCTGCTGGCCCCCTGATGAAGGATGGCAAGAAGACGCGACTGAAGCTATCTTTGGAGGCGTGGGGCCATAGCGGTGACAAAGCCTCGGCAGTTGCCAAGGGCCGCAGGATGCTTGCACGATACAAGGGTAAAAACAAAGACTGACCATGCCTACTGAAAAACAAAACCGAAACAAGCTCAACATTCTGATTGAGCAGACCTACAAACACGCCAAGAAGCACAGCTTGGAGGTGTTCTCCATGTACTCCGGCGACGACGGGGAGCAGATCAAGATGTCGGGCAACTACAGCGTCAATATGGTACGCAACGTGGTCTACCACATGCTGGTGAACCACCCCGAAGAGTTCGCATCGGTGATCGAGACCGTCAACGAGCTCACCAAGCAGAGCGACAACGCCACAGAAGAGGTTAAGAAGGAAGTTGAGGAGGTTGAGGAGCCGAAGGGCATGACCGTGGTCTAAACCCTCCCATCTGCTATGTTTATGGCCCTCCGCGTATCATTAACGCGGCGCTTGAGGTCTTCAAGCAGCGACATCATGTCGTCGATGCGTCGGTTGACGTGCATCCCGTACTTGCTCTCTGCTTCAATCTCAAACCGCGTTATTGCCTTGTCTATCTCGACAAGCGCAGAGACAATATCACTCGTGGTGATGTTGCTCCTGTCAATCTTCTCCCTAGCCGAGGCAGGGGTCCTGAAGTCTGGGAATACTTGTTTCATCCCACAAATCTAATGGCCTATCCATGCACCGGATGTGGTGCCTGTTGCCGAAGGGTTCACATGATACCACAGTGGCCGTTGGAACTCCTAAAGGAGGATGGGTCGTGCGTAAACCTACTGGACGACAACTCCTGCGCCATCTATGAGGAGAGGCCCACAATATGCAGGGTGGACGAAATGATGGAGATCATGGGGGCGGACAAGGACTTCTGGTATAAGACAAATGCAGACTACTGCAACACTTGGATGGACGAGGATGGCGTGGAGGGGAAGAGGGTAGAGCTATAACGCAAGAAGCCCCCTTCCGGGGGCCTCTGCATATATAGAAGGGAATGAATTAGGGAACAGGGTTGCCGTCAGCGTCGATGACAAGGATGGCATCGCCAGCACCGAGAGCGGTTGCAATCTCCGTCATGGCATCGGCAGCAGCGGAGGCGCTGTTCATCTTCCACTTGGTGTACAGCACACCCGTGGGGCTATAGAAGCCAAGGTAAGTGCCACCCTGACCCAGCGGGAAGAGAACACTACCCGTGGGGCCGAAAGGAGTCAGCACTTCTCCGACGAGGTATGATGTGGTCAGTTGACCTTCAACCGGCTCGGTGTTGCCAAGCGGGGTTGCGTTTTGGTTAACACCGGGAGGGGTGTTGCCATAATATGGTCCGGTGTAGCTATAATCACCCGGAGCATTGTAGGTGGGGTAGGTGATCAGCTTGCTGAACGGACCTACGGTGGCCAGAATTTGCGGGGTGACGAAGTTGGTGTTCACCGCCTCGCCAGAAGTGCTGTTGAACTGAATAATCATTGTTCTTTGGGTTTGGTGGTACAAATATACTGATAATCAGCAGGTTATGAAAGCAGTGCTAAATTTTTTTACTCACACACGACACCAATCTATATTTGTGGCATGGAAAACAAGGCTATCAAGGGCATGATCCTATCGCGTATTGACAAGCTCAATGCCCAATGGAGCGAGGTGGTTGACACCGAAGAAAGGACAACCCCCATGGACTACATGAGGGTTGCTGAGATTCAAGGGGCTATCAACGCTTTGATGGCGCTGATGGTGGAGATTGACTCTACTAAGGCATAGAAATCTCTGCAAGAATGGCTTGGATGCATTGATCTGCACCCGCTTCATCGTTTGGCCAATCTTGATTGACAACCTTGCCCATTGGGATGTCCATAAACCGCTGGTCATTCAAGTGGATGCGGACAAACCACTGGTCATAACTTGTGATTCTTCCAGCTATTTGAGTATCAGCAGTTGGTCCAAGCCCGCTCGGGAATGTTGATGCGGGGTCAGGCCAATTGTCTTGCAGCATGGTTGCATCGTTTGCAACACTGTTCCAAGGGCTATTGTTGGCCGGGAGCCAAGGGGAGTCTCCATCCGCAAGGCCGTACACCCTCACTTGCTTTACTTGCGCTGTGACATCTACAACGGTGTAGAGGTTAATGGCATACTCGCGAACCGCAGTCGCTGCATTGGTAAACACAATTTCTGCGTTTGTAATGGTGACATCAAACCTATAGGGTGCTGGCATCTTTGTAATAGATTACAATCAGTCCATCGCACTGTTCAAGTTCAATAAGAGCGAACCCGTCACAGCAGATGTCCATGTTGTCCATGCAACAAATGTAACACCGAATTGCTGATACTCAATACTTTGTATCTATTTTTGTGAGGTGGAATCAAGAAAGTCGATACAAGAGCATACAGCTGAACTTCTGCTCAGGCTGAGTTCGGAGGGTGTGTCGCTTGCCGTGGAGCACAAGCAGCAGGTAAGGGCCGCTGGGTTCTCCGAGGAGCTAAGTAGGCAGGAGTCGTCGGCCCGCACCCAGCAGGAGTATGAAGACATCCCCGACAACGGGGAGGCCCACCTTTGGCTGTACGAGGTTCCCGTCATAACAGAGGGGGAGAACGTCGGTAAGTTCCTTGAGGGCAATAGCTACTACAGCAAGATTCCAGAATCGTGGATTGAGAAGTGGAAGGACGTAGAGATTCAAAAGTCCCACTGGAAGCCAGACCGCGCAGAGGACGCAGACAAGGGGTTCAAGGACTTTATCAACTCGCACATCCCGCGCTTTGACTCTCTTACCACATACGAGCCATTCTTTGTTTACATAGAGCAGGCTAAGAGGTGGCTTGACGACAAGAAGACGCTGGCAGACATCGACCCTATCTCTCGCTTTGAGTGGAAGCGTCAGGAGCTGGCCCGCATCGCAGACAACAAGCTCTATGGCCTGAACAAGTACGTCTCCATCAAGGAGGATGGATTCATTGGCGGTCGCCGCCCATACGAGGCATCAACCGCTCAGGCGCTGCTTGCGTTCCTTGTAGACCGTGGGAACAGCTTTGACTTGGTAAAGGGCCGTCAGGCTGCCATCACATCCACGATGATGGCTATGGCCGCTCTTGAGAGCGTTGTGCGCTCATCCTTCAGCGGGGTGTTCATGGTACACAAGAAGGACGGAACTGGTAAGACCCTGTTCCGCGACAAGTTCCAGTCCACCTTTCAGCACCTGCCCAACTGGATGATCGGCGAGGTGGACGTGAGCAAGGGATTCTCGTCGGAGAGCGCCATCATGGACTTCGACCCCGGGGATACCAAGGCACAGAAGGGCCGTGACATCTCCGAGTTTCGCCTGCTCTCAGCCGAGGACAGCATGACGGTCAACGGTCGCACACCCACGTGGTCCTTGTTTGACGAGGCTCAGAACATCCCGACATACCAGACCATCAAGAGCGAGATCGACCCGACCATGTACCAGTTCAACAAGGCGAAGGGTCGCTTTGAACTGGTGCGTCAGGCGTTCGCTTGGGGCACCGGCTCGTCCAACAACACCGGACAGGGCGCATTTGAGAACGACTTCAAGTCACTTCTTTCCGCTTGGGAGGGAGGGGAGGATACGGGTGGTTGGGTCCCCGTGTTCATGGACTGGACCTGCCGACCGGGTATGACCCGCGAGTTCTACAACAAGCAAAAGGCCAAGTACTTGCGTGGCCAGACAGAGGAGACCAAGGGCCTGTCGGCCACAGAGCGTCTGTCCTTGTTCTGCGCCCACTACCCAAGCAAGCCGGATGATGCCTTTATGACCAGCCACAAGACGCTGGTCCCGATGGAGATAATCGTAAAGCAGCAGAACAGGATCATCAACGAGTGCCACAAGCGGAGCCTAGCCCCCGCACCGGGCAGGTTTGAGCCAATCTTCGACGAGTCTGTCAGGCTCACGGAAAGCTACTTCCCATACGCTGTAAAGGGCGCAAGGTGGGTCCCGTCCCCAGCCGATGACATCGAGGCGCCGGTCAAGATGTTCCTGCCCCCTGTAAACACATGGGCTAACAGGTACTTCCAAGGCACTGACCCTATCCAAAACGACGGAGGGTTTTCGCGCTTCTCGTCAGCCATCTGGGACACGGCGGCGCGAGAGATAAAGCAGGGGGACAATACCGTGCTCGTTCCAACGGTCGCCTGCGCCTTGAACGCCCGCACTTCGTTCCCGTCAGACCTGTTCGCGCAGGGTGTATTGATGGGCATCTACTACCGCAACTACGGGCAGAAGGCTTGCCGGGAACTGGTGGAGATAAACGTGGGGCACAGGTACGTTGAGTTCAAGTCCTCCCCCGTATTCGGACTTAGGGAGTCTCTCATGCTAAAGAACGAGCTCCTGCCAAAGTATCGCGGAGGGGCGCACATCTATGGCGTTGACCTCAAGGGCGGGAAGGGAAGCCGAAAGGAGTCCCTATACGGGGACGTGACCGACCTCATCCGCACCTATGGTCACAATATATGGTACTACGACTTCTGGTCTCAGGTCAGGAACATCTCCGTTGAGTCCAAGCCGGACGGCTCCGTGGTTTGGGGGACAATGAACAAGAACGTCTACAACGACGACTTGGTCTACGCCATCGCCTATGCGGAGCTGTGCTCTCGTTGCGTCAATAAGCAGCCGCAAGAGATCTCGGCGGAGACAAAGCAGTACAAGACAAGGCGAGTGCTAAGGAGGAGCGCGGACCTTATCCCTTACTACGTCACTGAAAAAGTTGAAATCAAGTATACATGAGCGAGGAGATAATTGAAAAGATGCTTGAGAGGCGGTATCTGATATTCGCCCCCAAGAACGGCAAAGACCTTCGGGTCCAGTACCCGGAGCTTTCAGAGTACACAGAATTTCGTCCAGAGGCCATCAAGAGCCACGACCTTCTGTTCGTCTGGTGGTTCCGCTGCGCTGCGTCTCCTTACTACGACAGGGCGGACGCTGAGAAGATCGAAGGGTGCGTAAGGATCGCCTACCCGACAGAGCAGCAGAGGGAGTCGAAGCTAAAGGAGTTCAGGGCTGGGTTCCCCGACAATGTTAAATCAGCATTCAAGCGGATGGAGTCCTTCAACCTTGCCGCCCGTATTGAGAACTATCTTTACACCCAAAGAGTCAGGGACAATTGCAAGGCAATGCTTGCTGTTGATATAAATACAATGGACATCGAGGAGCAAGACTCTTGGAGCAAACGCGCTCCGGGCATTTGGCGTCTTCTTGAGGAAACCTCCAAAACCCTCGAAAAAGGGGGTTTTGGCGTCATCGAGCATGACAATACCATTGTTGATGAACTCGATGGCTCGGTAAAATCATTTAGACAGTCTAGCCGATGATTCCAACAACGACGAACAATCGCGGGTTTTGGACGTGGATTCCTATTGCCACGCAGATCCCACCGAGCATGACCATTTCCGAAAAGGATAAGGAGAATGAGAGCTATCATGCCCTGTGGACCCGCTACTTCTTGTCTCGTCAGGTTGGCGCATGGATCGAGTACTACCGTGGCAACTACTCTGCCAACATGGACTACGCCATCGACTCCCGCTGGGGAGAGGAGGAGGACGTCCGTATGTTCCTTGGAGACGGCCCCTCGCAAACAAGCCGCATCCCGTTCAAGTTCCCCATCGTCTCCCCCATGCTGACCCGCATGGTCGGGGCCGTTGACAACATCTCCATCTCTGCAAAGGCGGAGCCCGTCACCCAGTACCTGTCCCAGACCCGCCGAGAGGATGCGTTCTTGAAGGCTATGCTGATGAGCGAGGCCGCTGGCGCTGGACCAATGATGGCCACAGCAATGGCAAAGCAGGGGGTGTCCCCCTCGCCGGAGGAGACCGAGAAGATATTCGACATGACCTATCAGGACCACATCATCCGTGGCGCCAATAGCCTCATGTCAATGCTGGCAGATCGCAGCAAGCTGGACGACACCAAGCGCGTCACGGCTGCTTACATGGCCCTGTCCGGCGTCGCAGCCGCACACTGCTCCATCAATGGCAACAACCTTGAGTGGGAGGTGTGCGAACCCCGCGAGGTCGGGTGGGACACATCGGCCATGCGTCCGGACTTTGCAGACGGCCAGTTCGCGTACACCTGCCCACTGATGAACGTGTCGGGCATCGCAGAACGCTGGAACCCGATCAAGGACAAGATCTACGCCCTCGACACTTGGTCGCGTATCCTTCCGGGTGGCTACAACTTCAACGCCGGTTGGCCGCAGTCCCGCCCCCGCGTCTTTACCATGTACTGGAAGGACATGAAGTACGTGGAGAGGGGATTCGTGGAGAAGGACGGGATGCCGCAGTACATCACCATCAACGAGGATGACCCGGACACCGGCAAGCCAGCCTTTACCGACGAGGACCTTATCGAGCCACCAGAGAGCCAATACACCCGCGCTTGGACCTCGGCAGAGCTCAGGGCCAAGAAACAGCGCAGGGCCATTGAGGTTATTCGCTACTGTTCAATGATTCCTTGGGAGTACCTGCCCGGCGGCTACACCAAGGGTCGTCCATATAGCCCCAACGAAGCCCCTCCAGCCGCCCCCCTCAACAGCAACCTTCCGCAGGTGGGCGTTGTAGGTGACATGGTTCTGGACTACGGAATGTACCCGTTGCAGGAGGCCGAGGCCGATGACGTATATTCTGTCAAGTTCCCGATCAAGTTCTCCGCTTGGCGCTACTTGGGCGGACATGCTGTCGCCCCCATCACCGCCGCCCGTGACCCGCAGCGTTGGATGAACCAGATCACGTCCGACATCGCTTGGAGGATGCGTAAGGCCGGTGGCAAGAGCGTCCTCTTGGCCAAGGAGGCGCTTGACGGCTCCAACATGGACGAGGATGAGCTGAACCACAAGGTAAAGGAGGGGGACACCATCGTTGTCCCCGCTGCCATGCTTGGGGGCTTGCAGAACGCCTCTGGTCAAATCGACGCATCGCCCGGAGCTTCCTTCTACAACATGCTTGGCTTGCTCCCGCAGATCAAGAGCGTTGCGGAGAGTTCAGTCGGCGTGTACGAGAGCAACTACGGCGCCCCTCAAGGTGGGGGACAGCTTGTGGGAACCCTTCAGCTTCAGCTTCAGCAGGCGGGCGTGATGCAGCAGCCCTTCTACGCCGCCATTGCAGACCTGTACAAGCAGATACACCAGTTCAACGCACAGGCGGGCAAGCAGTTCTACTCTCGCCGCCCTTGGTTACTGAGCCAGATGGTAGGAGAGGACGACATGACCGCCCTCATTACCACGGAGGACATGCAGCTTGAGCAGTTCCGCGTCAAGGTCTCCCTGTCCCCCGACGGCGCACAGCTTCGCACCATCACCGACCAGCAGCTTATCCCGCAGCTTATGCAGATGGGTATGCTTGACCCGACCACGGCAGCCACCCTCATGGGCCGCTCCTTCCCCGAAGACGTTTACGCTGCGGCCCGCCAGTTCACCAAGCAGGCGGCTGAAGCTGCGGCACAGCAGGCGCAGGCACAGCAGGTGATGATGGCCGAGCAGGCAATGTCGCAGGAGCAGGCGGCGATTGACCAGCAGGGCTCGGAGATCGCCAAGCAGGAAAACGATAGCGACCTGAAACTTGCCCAGCTAAAACAAAAGGCAGAGCAACCAGCACGTCAGGCAGAAAGCGAGTGGATGAAACCTGATTCTGACCTTGGCGCAGCCGTTTCACCCGGCCTATAAACACTGAAAAACAAAAACTACAAACACGGCATATCTTTGCAAGCATGACTGAAACGACTGACACCCAAAGCCTTAGCGGTGACGCCTTGGCCCAAATCCTCGGCCCTACGTTGGCCGAGCGAAAGGAGGCGTATCCGCAGCCGAAAGCTCCCACGGAAACTCCCGTGGCTGCTCCGGTGGTAGAAACCCCGCAGGAACCCGCGCCAGTCGCGGCTTCCGAGCCAAAAACGGAACCTGCTCCGGTTGTAAATTCCGGTGGTAACTCCCAACCCGCCGACCCCTACTCTGCTGTATTGAATGAGATGCTTGGCGAACAAAAGCCAGCATCCATTCAGTGGAGTGACGAGGCGAAAAATCTCTTCAAGCAGACTTACGGAGTTGATGACCCCGTTGCGTTCAAGGCTGAGATTGATCAAAAAATCGCACAGGCCGACCTGCTCAAGAAGCAGTATGAAGAAATCGCCCCGCTCAAGGAGAGTCTGGACAAACTCCCCCCTTCAATGTACCGCGCACTTCAGCTTGCCTTTGAGGGTAAGATCGAGGATGCTCAGAACTACATCAAGGAGCTGCCCAAGGTGGCCTTTGAGAACAAGGAGAGCAAGGACCTTGACGACCGCATCCTTATCGACACCTACCTGCCCGGCAAGATCAAGCCAGAGCAGTGGGCCGCACTGACCGACCCAGAGGCTGACGAGGAGATCGTGGACGCCATTGAGGGGCGCATCGCCATCCTTCGCGATACCGCCGGTGAACTGCACGACAAGCGTCGCAACGAGGCGGTCACTCAGGTTGTACAGCAGCGTGAGGCCGAGAAGCAAGCATTTGAGAACTACCAAAGCGGTCTGGCGACCAGTATTGCCAGTGCCAAAAACTCTTCCCTTCGTCTTTTTGTCGATGACAATGTTGTCAACGACATGAAGTCGGGTGGATTCCTTGGACAGTTTGTTCAACAGGATGGTGTCACCCCAACGCCGCAAGCAACGACCCTGTATCTGAAGGCGCTTCACTTCGACTCCGCAGTGAAGGCCGCAGACACAAGAGGATTTGA